CTCAAACAATGGCAGATGCTTATACAACCGAACCAGAGGACTTTGATGCGGCTATAACAGCTTTGCTTGCCAGAACGCTAGAACTCCATCTAAACCGAACAATCAACCTGGAGAACCTTTACAAATGACACAAGAATCAGTAATCAGAGCATTGCAGAATGGCCCACTTACATCCTACCAAATAGAGGATTTAACAGGCATTCCAAGACTATCTATTGCTGCTTGTTGCACAAAGATGAGCTACAAGAAGAAACTAAAAATTGGAAAAGTTAAGATGGGTCGTTCTTGGGTTTCTCAGTACACTTTAGAGCCACACATGATTGAGGCTGAAAAAGCCGCCAATGATGAACCCTATGACAAGCTAAATCCCTTTGACATACGCAATGCACAGGGTATATTTTCTAAGGCTGAGTATGCGGTAATGAACGCCCAAGCTGTCAGATTGCTTGGCAGACAAGCAACAAACGAAATTACCAACAATCAATTTATTTGATACAATGTTTTGAAGCATGGATAGGAATGGATTGATCCCCGTTCCGAAAAGAGAGCCTCCCCTCCTTCCATTGTTTCTTTTTGTAAGAGGGAGGACAGAGCGAGGAAAATATTATGCTTTTACAGCCGAAAAATTGGGCTATCTTTCAGCACTACAAAGATCGTTGCCCACCTTGGATAAAACTTCATCGTGACCTGTTAAACGATAGGTCTTATATGCGCTTGCCTATTGCTAGCAAAGCGATAGCGCCAATGCTTTGGTTGCTTGCAAGTGAGTCAAAAGATGGTGTTTTTGATGGCTCACTAGATGAGCTAGTCTTTCGTTTACACATCACGCCCAAAGAATATCAAGATGGAGTTAAGCCGTTGATTGATAACGACTTTTTCATACTTGTTAGCGGAGTGCTAGCAGAACGCAAGCAAGTTGCTATCCCAGAGACAGAGACAGAGACAGAGACAGAGAAGAAAGCAACTAGCGTTGCACCACCTAGCGGTGTTTCTAATTCTGTTTGGCAAGAATTCAAAACATTGAGGAAAGCCAAAAGAGCACCGATAACCCAGAGAGCCATTGACGCAATTTCAAGCGAAGCGCAAAAGATTGGATGGACACTTGAGAAAGCCTTGGAAGAATGTGTAGTTCGTGGTTGGCAAGCATTTAAAGCAGATTGGGTCGTCAAACCAAACCCCGCAGATATTGTGAGGCTCACAGTTCCGAGCAAGAATGAGCCTGATCCCGCTTTGGAAAAGATTAAAGCAGATGAGAAAATCACAAGGCCACCAACTCCTGAAGAAAGAGAAATTCTTAATGCTTACAGGAGAAAAGCATGAAAGTGTTGCCAATTAACAACTTTGAAGTTGAGCCTTGGTTGCTTGAAAAACACTATGCCAAGCGGATGCCACAAATAATGTTTGCGTTTGGGCTTTACAAAGATGACATTCTGGTTGGCGTAGTGACCTACGGCATTCCCGCCTCACCACCACTTTGCATGGGAATCTGTGGCAAAGAATACTCAGATAAAGTTTTAGAGTTAAACCGAGTCTGTTTGTTGGACAACCACAAAAACGAAGCATCATTCCTTGTTGCGAACTCAATCAAGTTATTGCCAAAACCAATGATTGTGGTTTCGTTTGCTGACACAAGCAAAGGTCATGTGGGTTACGTTTATCAAGCCACCAACTTCCTTTACACGGGTTTATCAGCAAACCGAATTGATTGGACAATCAAAGGACAAGAGCATAAACACGCTAAAACCATTGGTGATGGCCTGACATTAGTAGAGATAAAAGAACTTCATGGGGATGACTTTTACTATGTCGAGCGATCTAGGAAGCATCGTTACATCATCTTTCACGGGTCAAAGACTGATAAAAAAGTCATGCGGTCAAGGCTGAAATACGAAGTTATGCCGTATCCCAAGGGTGACTCTCAAAGATACGACTCTGGAACAACTGTAAAAACCCAACAACTTTTATTTGTATGAACTACTTTCAAGCTATGAGACTGCTAGACAGAGTAAAAGAGGGTGTTCCGATCCCTTTGCGCCTCATTACTGAAGCGTTAATCCTTACTGGCGACTTGGATGAGTAGATACCAATGGTACTATCACAATCACTTCTTAAAAATCACCTTAAGTATGAAAATGGTTTTTTATACTGGACTGATTTCTCTAACAAGCCAAATGCAAAAACTTCAGCTTTAGGCAACGTTTCAACAAATGGCTACCTAAACGTAGGGTTCTTGAAAAAGAAATTTTATGTTCATAGGTTGGTATTTTTATACCATCATGGATATACACCAAAATTTATAGATCATATAAATGGAAATAAACAAGATAACAGAATAGAAAATCTTAGAGAAGTTACAAGATGCCAAAACATGATGAATGTTGGTAAAACATCATATAACAGCACTGGTTACAAAGGTGTTTCTTACAACAAAAAGAGGAACAAGTGGGTTGCTCAAATTAAGCAAAACAAGAAGCATTTTTATTTAGGATCATATGATTCTCCTGAAAAAGCATATGAAGTTTATTGTCAGAAAGCAATTGAATTGCATGGTCAATATGTAAATCTTGGATAGAAATGAGCTATAGCAGAAAAAACATATCCAATGCGGGTGACAGAGTAATCCTAGAGCAAGCAGAAGCCAGAGAGCTGTATCGGAATTGGGAGTGGGGAAAGAATCGTGACCTTATCAGGGCGAGACTTGAGAGAGCCGAGCGAATCTATGGCACTGGCGCACGAGATCGAATCCGAGAATACATGAACAGAATGAGAGAAGGAACACTTTTATGACTTTTATGGTGACTTTTAAAGTAGACGCTGATCCTGTTGGCAAACAAAGAGCAAGGTACGCTAGGCGAGGAAACTTTGTCCAGACTTACACCCCTGACAAAACAAGGAACTACGAGGCTTTACTCAAGGATGCCGCAATGCAAGCAATGGGAAGTTCTGAACCATTAGAAACCCCTGTAAATCTGTATCTCTATATTCGAGCGCCAATCCCCAAGTCTTACTCTAAAAAGAAAGTAGCAGACTGTTTAAACGGCTTTGAGAAACCAATTAAGAAGCCTGACGCATCGAATGTCCTCAAGAGCGTAGAAGATGCCATGAATGGAGTTGTTTACAAAGATGATTGCCAAATCGTCAACTTTCATGTGTCGAAGGTTTATTCAAGTCAATCAGGAATAGATGTGTGCGTAAAAGAATGCTTGGACTAAGGGTTTATCCCTATGGTATTACGCAAGCAATTAAGTAAGATTTAATTTTCAAACAGGAGTTAATGATGAATACATGGGAATTTGATACCACTGTGGGTGCGGGTAGCGAAGTCGTAACAGTCGTTTACGAATATGAAAACGATGGAGAAACAACCTATAACGAAAACATCAAAGAGGTTTGGTTTGAGGGTAGAAACGTCATAGGGCTATTCTCTGATGAACAATTCAAAGAATTAGACATTGAGGCAGCCATGCGGTTTCAGAATCATAAACTGAACTATAAGCAGGAGGATGTATGACCATAGAAGGCATTATCCGCATGGCAAAACAGGCAGGGTTTGCTGATGAAGAAGTTGATACTTGTCAACAGATATTGATGCACTTTGCCAAACTGGTAGCAGAGCATGAACGCAATGAAATAATCGAAATTTTGGATGCTTCAACTGGCTATGTCCACATGGATGCCATAAGGGAAAGAACATGATTGAACAAAAGAAAGACGCACCAGGCAATCCGCCTTATTGGGTATGCACTAACTGCAAATGGGCTTTTCAGGCTTTGCAAGAGGCTAACGAGCATGGTAGGCGTTGTGGTAGAGATGAACCAGCACCAACCTATCGACACTATGAAAGGTAAAAATGACAGATATTGAATTGATTTACCAAGCAAATAGCGCAGATATAGAAGCTCTTGAAGATGCTAGATACACATTATCTGCAATACAAAAAACAGACTCAGCCTACGATGAAATGATTAACGAATCAATAAGGTTAATAGATAAAGCATTAAGTATTAACTTTATTCCTGTGGTTGAGAGATTACTTAATGTGAGTGACCCAGAATGAACGAGCCAACTAAAGCTATTCAATACATTATCGACACAGCACCACTTTATGCCAAAGCCAAGGCCGACCGCATCTACCTTGAAGAGTTCAGGAAATCAAGAAAAGCTCAACTCATGGCAAACGCAGGCACGGAAGTACTTGGAAAACAAGAAACCTACGCCTACGCTCACCAGGACTACATTGAGATTTTAGAAGGCATCAGGCAAGCGGTGGAAACTGAGGAGAAATACCGATGGCTGATGACAGCAGCGCAGGCACGTATAGAGTGCTGGCGCACGGAACAATACTCAGCCCGTATCGAGATGAAGGCCACCACTTGAACAACAAACTAAGCGCAAGGGAAAGGCTACACCTTGCAAGGGTCAAGTCTTTGCCGTGTTCAGTCTGTGAAGCCCCACCACCAAGCGAAGCCCATCACTACAAACAGGGCTTGCAATATACCTGTATAGCCCTGTGCGTTGATTGCCATCGAAATCCAGTTTTAGGATGGCATGGGCAAAAAAGGGCTTGGGCTATCAATAAAATGGATGAAATAGACGCACTCAATGAAACGATCCGAGGATTGTGCGAGGGAATGCCCGCCAAAGGGTCTAAAAGCCCTTTCTAGGCGTTTTCAAGGGCTTGTCCGAGGGGTAATCGGGTAAAATGCTTTAAATGGCAATTAAACGCACTTCAAAAGCACATAGAAATGAACTGCTCAAACTATACGGGCATAGATATGAACGCCATTGGAGTAGTCGGGCTGGCTGTTTTTATTGTGGTGACAAGTGGTCAGAACTAGATCATTGTCCGCCATTATCTTGGTGTGATGTAAAAGAGCTTAAATGGTTTAAAGAGAGAAAAATCGGGTTTTACCTTGCCAACTCATGCAAAGACTGCAACCGAGCACTAGCAGACAAGCCGTTTTTTACCCTTCAAGAACGTGCCGATTACATACGTAAACGCCTAGAATCAAAATCTGAAAATCTAGTTTTGTGGAATAAAGAGGAAATCGAGGAAATGAGCGACCGATTTCAAAAGACTATAGAGGCACGACAAGCCCTACAAACTATCATGCTAGAACGCCTCTGGTTCGCTCAGGAACTGCAATTCAGGGCTGAGGACTTCCCTTGATATGCCAGACGTAAAAAAACCCGCTTATTAGGCGGGTCTGAGGGTTTAGCGTTTGCCGCTAAGTATTCGCAAAATTAGGGCTATACATGCATAGATCAAACTTCGCCCCTAAATTCTGAAAGTGTTAAATTTTTAGCGTAATAGTTATCCCCTGATTTTTTGAAACAAGCATAAATTGGATAACCCTCTGCATTGTCGCTAAGTGGTTCACCCACTAAAAAACCCCTAGAATTCTGAGCACGTGGCGGCACTGATTCCAACATATCCCAATACATTTTTTCAGTGGTTTCAATCCATTCGCTAGGGTTTGATTCCATTGCATCCCAAAGTGGCTGCCATTCAAGTTTTTGATTGTTCATTTTTATCCCCTTTATGCTTGAATCCAAGGGCCGCCCATATCTGCAAAACTTTTCCAGCTTGTCAGATAATGGGAATTTGGATAAGAGGGTTTTGTATTGCAAAAATTGACGTATTTCATTTCATAGCGTTTTCGTGCGTTTTTCTCTATCAAAAATGCTTGATCTGGATTTTCGCATTCAATAACTAATTTATTGATTTTTCCCGTAGCATCACCCCATCCCGACATGAATTTGTCGGTCATTGTGATGTAGTATTTGCGTTCTTTTTTCATGTTGAACCTTAAAAAATATTAAACCCTGCGAATTGCAGGCCACAAACCCCTAAAACAAGGGTTTGCAGTCTGAAATTAAGCGGTTTCAGTGGCTTCTACTGGCTTCACTGAGGGCAAATAACACCATTCAGGCACTTTGGCGGGTGCAAATTCACGGGTAGGCATGATAACCCCTATAAAAGCATCATCCATTTGTGGAAAACAGGCAATAGAAGATTGATCGCCCCTTTGTAAAATCATTGGAATTTGACGTTTTCCATAAAGTTCCTCTGATACGTCAACAAAGCGAACTAAAAGATCAGGGTTAAAAGTAGCGGGTTTTAAGTCACTATCAGGGAAACCCATTGGGATAACTCGATCAGTATCTGGAAACCTTGCATCATGGGCTGAAAAACGAATAGTAGAGTCACCCTGAATACACTCTACTGATAACCCGTTGACCTCAAAATGTAACCATTCGTCACCTTGCTTTTTTGTACCCTTGAGCTTTAAAAGCGCATCAGTAGGCAAAACAACATTAAGTTTAATGTCTGATCTAATGCCATCTATAAGCAAACGGCCCATAATGTGACCATCAGTTGCTTCGATATAAGTGCCCCGATTGTCTCTAACGACGTTGATACCCTGCAAATAGTAACGAATGTCTTTTTTTGCTGCTAAGTGCAACATTGCACGAATGTGTTTACGCTGGATAGAAAATTTCATGGTATAGCCTATTCAAAAAGTTAAGAAAACCCTAGTAAAACACTAGGCCATTAGCCCCTAATCTAAGGGCTAACAGTCTAATCACTGAATTGCATCAGTTTGTGAAATATGAAATACAGTTGAACGCCTACAAAGCATAAAGCTGCTTTCGCTGTTTTTGTCCTTTGCTGGTATCCATGTGACAACTTTCACGCCCTTTTCCCCTTTTCTTACTTGTCTATTAAGGGCTAACCATGCGTTATAGGTGAACACGTTTTCACGGGGAATAATGTCATTGGCTGCAATTCCCTTATCTGCAAACCCTTGCATGATTGCCTGATAGTTGGCTAATGAGTCCCCGTTTTTAGCCCTATTGAGTGATTCTATTGATTGTGTGATTTTATCCATGATGTAACGCCTATTGAGTAAAGTTAAGATTATTTGACTAACACGTCAAAGTAATGCAAAGCCCCCAGGCAAAGCATTAGGCCAATGACAATGGCTGCTAGATAGTCTAAAAAAGTGTTTTTCATTGTTTGCCCCTTATGCTGCAACTTCAAGATTATGGATAGACCATAAAGTAACCCAGCAATTTTCAGATATAGAGAAACCTTCTAGCTCTAAGTGATCGTAATGAAATAACCTAGAAAACCTAAAAGAGCTGTAATCTTGATTGATTGTAGGGATTGATTGAAGCTGCTCTAGAGCTTGTTTTGCACTTTGTGGGTACATGATGTTTACGCCTATTAGTTGCACTTTCACATGAAAGTAAAGTAATTATCGGGTTAAAAAAGAAAAAAACCATAGGTGTTTACCCTTAGATGCTAGAATTATTTAAATTATTTAAGGGGAATTTATGGGTAGGCCGTCAAACCCTGCTACACGATACTTTCAAAGAACACTGTCAGACCCCCAGAGAATGATTCTATTGGCGGCTGGTAAGGGTAATTTATGTAGGGGTTTTGAGAACGTATTAGACCTATACAGTGAAGCGCACAATCAAGGTTTCCGCCCAGGCATGGAATTGAGTATTTTAAATATAGGTCACGCAACAACTAACAGCCCTGATCCAAGTAAACCAGTAAGGAATAGTAA